GAAACATACATATGTATGATCTTTCTAGACTGATCAATTGATCTGAGTCCCCCATAAGGTGTGTCTCGAATGGATCCTGGAGTTTTTCTTAACATAAGTTCTATTCTTAAAAGATTAATCAATATATGTCAAAATCATCGAGGTATGTCTCGTCCTTCAGAGGAGGGGATAATTCTAGTAGGTACCCTACCATCTTAGCCTTCTTCCACATCAAGGTGTGGCTGAAGATAGTCTTCACCCTCCAGTCGCTTGGAGCAACATTCCTACTGAGGAGCGTGATCATGTACAGTTTGTTAGTTCCATAATGAAGACCACGTCTTTCAATCCATTCCCAGTCGAGATAGATTGGATCGCTCCCTTCGGGCCGATCGTGTAATGGGAATAGAGCAGTATTGATAATTTCACTTAATACGTCATTGGAACACTCTACTCCCCATAGATGCAAGTGTCTAGATGGGTCAAGTCTGTCATTGATTTGTTTCACCATGGCTAGCATCGGAATACTTTTCTGAATGCATTTGTTGATCTGCATTAACCTTGGTCCTTCACCGCACAGAACGATGTGTTTCTCAAGAACATTGGAGAGAGTCACACCAACTTTTGGAAATGCCCAATGGTATTCCTTTAAGAGTGACGCAATGAGCATGGAAACCCTGATTGCACTTGAGCGATCCCAGAGATCCCCAGTCATGAGGGTGATTCCTAGGATTGAACATGCGGTGGTGAGAGCATGGTCTGTCTGACAGAATTCATCCACGTGTTTAATCACGCGCAGGATCCAACTAATAGCACTCGACTGGCGGGTAGCATCCCGTTCACGGATATAGTCCATGACATTAAGTTGAAGATCCAAAATGCAATGGCTCAAGATGATCAGAACCAGTGAAATCCCCTCCCATGTTAATCTCCCTCCTTCTGTATCACCCATCAACATGTGTTGTGAGGCTAAGTCCATGGGGATAGTTTCTTCTATCTTCGTGATTGTCACACTCAAGAGAGCTCTGAGGGATGCATGCGCTTCTTGAATAATTTTGGTTGTCAAAGTTCTTGTTGATGTGATGCCGATCAGATCAGACGATCCACACAGCACCAATCCTCGCCTCCAATGAAGTTGATCTAGGCAGTGCTTTGCAATAATGTTTTCATTTAGGTTCAACCGACGGGTATTTAAGGCACCAATGATATGGTTAAGATTGGAATCTCCGATCGGAACTGGAGCTCTACGTCGGTGATATGTGATGACAAAAAATTCAGTTGATAAGTAGTTGCTGAATGATGGCTTGTGCAATGAGACCTCTCCGAATAGAGATCGGAGCACACCGATCACATAACTCAGTAACTCTTTGGGTGCACTGCTGAATAGCTTGATGACGCACCTATGGATGTTGTTTTGCCTCACAAAGCGCATTAGGTTATCCAACACTTGTGGTGATTGATCTTCAATATATTCCATATCAAATGTCAATAAATCCACAGGCCGACCTTGAGCCAAATCTACATCAGAGATTTGCTGTAGGGTCTGTGGATCACTTAGATCTCCAAAATTCACCCCTGTAAGAGAGCGATCAGTGATGGAAGAAGGGTGGATGTGATCGCAGAAGAGGGTGATTGGTAAGTGATGTCCAATCTGCTCTGGTGCTATATCTTGTGGGCGAAGTAATGTGTTGAAAATCAAACTGGCTTCAGGATTCATATGCATTAATAATGAGGAGTATGATCCTCCTCCGTCAGCCAAACACACGTACACAGAGGTTCCTCCTAGATCCCAATTATAGTTCTTGATGATTTCGAGCAGTTTATATTTCGCATTCGGGGTTTTTGATCCCGCTTTTGGTACCTTGTGAAGAAATCTGGCCCATCGGGGTACATCAGGAGACTGGTTGATGATGTCTTCTGTGAGTTGTGATGTTGAATCCCATGTCTGTCCCGAAAGCAGATGGACACTCGGAATGGATAATTCCGATGTAACAACTGGGCTTTCAACAAGGGATGTATGATCCTTGGTTTTCCTTCGAGCTATACTTAGAGTCATCTCAGCGTCAGGTGTTAAAAGCGGGTTAATCCAACTTTCCGGTGGTGGTCTGGCCTCAATCAGCAACCTGGGGTGACGGTGGGAACTAATTTTCCATGTTTCTCGGTATGCTAATGAATTGGCTGTCAAGCAACCCACCACATAATTCAAGCTTGAACTTGATGATCTCTGTTCAATGAGCACAATGGGATTGTCCCCGATAAATTCTCTCTCTCGGAGAGCTTTCCATACTCCCATAATCAGTAGTCGTAAGAGGTGTTTGTCAGATCTACGGGTTAGAAAGCCAGGGAAAGTCCCACAGTAACTCACTAAAGCAGGGATCCTACCAGATTCCTCCATTGCTGCCAAAAACTTAGTAAAAGGACCCACATCTATGGGCACCACAGGCAAGCTTAACCAGTCCCCAAGAATCCTTTCCAGATTCTGACAAGATCGGTTGCACTGCTGGAAATTGTGTAGAACAAGTGTAGCAGCGACAGCATTAGACAGATTAGGGATGCTTGTTTCCCGGAAATGTGATGTGTTGTATTGAGTTGTGAATCTCTCTGATAGTGGTTGGGTCTTCCCCTTGACAGCTAGGCCCTTCTCATGGTAGTAAATCTGCTTTACCAATCGGTGAGCCAAGAATGCTGCGACTACTTTACCACTGTCGTAATCATGTGGGAGCTGAACCATGTTGAACGAGCTCCTGTGTGCAAGTTCTTGCATTATCTTCTGTTCCGATGCAGGTGTCAAAGCATACCCCTTGGGTTCATAAACCTCTCTTGGGAACTGGGATGGGTCGACTTGGAACTTAGGATTATCGACTTCATAAGTGCAGCACTCCAGACGGATTGTTGCAACTGAGTGTCGTACTGCTGAGTCTCCGATCGATTTTGACATGATAATAAAGTTGTAAATCCGTTGAAAGAAGATATTGTAATCAATATGCCCTTCATTGAAATAAAACAAATAGTTCGAAGAGATCCGAACATAAGAAGAAAAGCAGTCTTGGGAGTTGATGTAAGATCCCTTGTCCTCTATGGAGCTCCGGCATCGATGACGGTATGACCCTCCTGCCTTCTCCGGTTGCATCCGGATCAGTTCCTTGGCACAAGATGGTAGTCGACACTCAATCAGTTTCTCAATTAATGAGACTAGCTCTTCACAATCCCCTAGAGAGAGAGCCCAAGTATTTAAGCGTAATAGTGATCTAATATTAGTTCTCTCTGCCAACCCCTTCAAGTTGACCAAAGGAGTGGTCTTAACACTATCAGCTGTGGCCGTCCCTCTATATGGTTTTAGTGGACCCCGCTCGATATGCATGCGTGATTGTGAAGATCCGGGTGGTTGAATCAACATCACTGAGAGACTCTTTCCCTCATCAAGTCTGTTGGTGCTATCCGAGAATTCAATCTGTTCCCAAGGAGACGGGACAAAAGGACCGTAGAGTCTTTCTGGGAGAAGTCCGGCAGTCCATGAGGTCAGATATAATCTGAGAGAAAGTGAACACAACACTTTGAGACCATGTTTAGCACAAAATCCGTGATAGTTGTCTGACCTCGATGATTCAGTGGGGTCGTACCTGGTTCCGAGGATTGAGACAAAGAAATCGTCATCGACCACCACCAGCTTCTTCAATTGACGAATAATCCTATTGGCTAGTAAACAACTCAATCGCTCAATCCGGTGGGCGAATGTTCCAGAAGTTGGGAGATCCCCTAAGGTATCATTTTTATGGGTTTTGTCATATTCTGCAGCTCTTGACAGGCTTCCAAGTTTAGTGAACTTGTTGAGTACTGCGTAGCTTTGACCGATAACATGGTTTTCCATCAGCTCATGTAGGAAAGATAGGTCAATCGGTCTAATAGTCATCAGAGACGCTGCCAGATCGATGCGTGCTTTCGGGTTCAAGTACCCTAAAACAGTTCTAAGGCGTATGTTAGCAATTTGTTTATCATTCTTGAGATATGCTTCCACTTCTTGGCGAACAAATGCCTCCGGGGATGGACCCAATCTCACAGGGAATCCTAAGGGATCTAACACAAGAGACAATGCAGTTTCTCCCGAGTAACTGGCTCCTTCATACCGCAGGGCTGCAGCGATGAATTTCCGATAAGCAGGATTCTTCTTCCAAATTAGTCGAAGCATAGCTATTGAGTCTGTGGGATGATCAGCATGACCTGAGTAGTAAAACCCTTGGAGTTGGAGGAATGGCAAATACCCCATCTCTGTATTCAAAACACTTAGGAGTGCCAACAGCCTCGGATCACAGGATTTGAACATTGACCATCTTGAATCTTCCAACAAGTGTGTATACGCCTCAATGTAAGCCATCAAGGGACCCGTGAGAGGATCACACACCGCAGCAGCGATAGCCACACCCGTGTTCATAGCTGTGGAAATGACGTTATTCAGCCCGAGAGACCCATCAGATCCTTCTGCAAAAGCTCGGGTAATTTGTTTCATTCCAATGGAACAAGGGGTACCCTTGTAGAAGTATCGCCTCTGGTAATTGAAGAGTACATCACTATACCAGGTCTCCTCCGGTTTGAGTTGTAGACCAATGGAGCGGAACATTTGACTTAATTTATCTTTGACTGTTGCAACCACAAAAGCGGGATCTGCCAGTCCAGCTGTGTTGAAGATGATGACCTGATTGTCTCCGGCTCCCGTCATTACATGCTCTAAGTTGCATTCAATCATCACATGTTTGATGGCAACCAGTGTGATTAAGGTCCAGAATTTTTGGAAAATCCCTTGGTTACCCCCAGCGTGGTGAATCCACCCAGAGAACTTATCTGACAATCCTGGTGGAGAGAATGGATCGGCTGATATCAAGACTGCATCTCTGAATATATATTGCAAAGTGGTAAAGTTCCGGACTCCGAATATCTCATTGAAACATTCAGCAAACGGTTGTTGTAACTCCGGACGAAAAGTGTAATTCCATTGGAATAAATCCAAAATCATGGCAACCCAGGTTTCATTATTCTCACCCAGGTGCGCTGTGAAACTGTCTATGGTCTCTTTAAGTTCTACCCCAGATTTGGTCATGGACTGTTGAGAGAAATATGGGAGAATTCGATCTGCAATGTTGCGCTCTGAGACTGATGCCATATGTCTGGTATTTGGATGAAGTATCGAAAACGCTCTAGCTACGAGTTTCAATTCTCGCTCCTTCAACTTTAGTCTAATTAGTCTCCATTCGTAAGGAATCTTCCCTTCACGTTCGCACTGTTCGAAATACTCTTGAACATTAACATTCTCTTTCCGGAGCATGTCGATGACCAGTCTGGTTGTATCGGGGTTGGCAGATGCCATCAGACCCAATTCACTCAGAGCATCCTTGTTGAAACATTGGTTCATCTTAGAGAGTCTAGGAGATATTCCCTTATCATCCAGTAACTGGAGTTCATTCTCACAGTAGTCGAATACTTGATGAGCTTTAAAATGAAGTCTGCCCCAGATCTTTAAATCAATCTTCAAACACTGACTTAAAGAAGGAAGATCTCCGGTCTTGAAGATCCTTCTTAGGTTAGGATCTAGATTGGAGGGAGCCAGGATGGGAGGGAGGATCCCTTCTTTCAAGTGATACTGGTGGATGTACATGAGTTTGAAAAGACCCACCAAGTTGAGGACCTCTTTAGAATCAACCTTCCTCAGTCCAGTTCCAATTCTGTACATCTTAGCTAGGCCATCACATGATTCCACCATCGGGAAGAAATGGAGCTTTTCCTGCCCATATTGCTCTAGAACATGATGGATTCCGACATCTCCGTGATCATCGATGTATTGGACAAATTTGACTGATATGTTAATGATCTCAGATCGGAGCTGTGGAATCTTATCCAACAAATCGTTGATTGATCTTGCTAGGAACAGTGTATCACTGATAGTTTTGGGGTTTGCTCTCAACACAGCCCCTAAAGCTAAGGTTTCTAGCCCTTTGAAAAGATCTACCGCACTGTTGCCCTCTTTCGAATATGCACCACTCAGTTCGTTGTAAATAAATCGGGTCAAAGTGGCAAACTCTGTGTTAATCTTATCAAAAGATCCCATTGATACTTCCAGGAATGTTTCCAAAGAGTATAATCCCTCAATTTTATCCAACACGGATAAGATCAAGCTGAACGGGATGACGATAGGCCCTCTTGGGAAGGATGTGATCACCACTAATTCTCTGTAAAAGTACCAGTCCTGTAGCCGTGAGGTAGTGAAGTACCCCTTATGTACTTGTCCTCCTAGATGCAATAATCGGTGGACGTTCAAGGCAATGCGTTTCCATCTAAAAGAACGGAAGTGAGTCATAGAGTCCCTCAATCGCTTGATCCGATCGGAGACGTTGGTACTTTCTGTGGTTCCGTTCCATCCTGGAATTAGTTGAACTTGGATATTTAGAGCGTCTTCCGTGGTCTGTAGAACTCGTTTCCGGGCACGGTCATCCGCCCATTCTTCGTTCATGAAACTAGTAGTTATCTGGTTCTGGAGCCAGCTGAGTAAGACGACATCCTTGATCTTGCCATTCACAATTTCCTGGAAGTGGTCAGCATTGAGCCCTGGGTAACTCCTTTGCACATATTTGGGATGTTCCCTATAAAATGTGATTCTAGAGGTCTCTAGAGCGTTGTCTAGGTGTCTTCCATATTGGTAAGGTATATCAATCAATTTGGCCGTGGTTGGGATTAAAGATTTGTCACATAGAGGGTCCTCTATGGGATTCCAAAAGGATACTCCTCGATCTTCACATTCCTTCTGCAGCTGTTCAAATGGGGATTGTGATGTGAGTGTTACAGGCTGCACTAATCGATTCATGATGTCATATTGTTATGCCTATGTTTTTCTTAACATTGTTTTCAATATCTTATGTTTAGATCACACATTCATTAATAGATGCAATTATTACTATGAGTAAATAGACTCTACTATTTAATATATGTATGGAGTTGCTCAAGCGTCAGTACAATAAGAGAGTTTCTCTTAGCATAAGGTGGGATAGGGATTGGATGATTTTTCTCACTTAAAATCGCTGGGATTACCCCGTAAAGTATGAATTTATCTTGGTAAGAACTGTTTCAGGACAGCAACATCCGGTTCAGCAGTCGCTAGCAATTTCCGAAAGATCCAGCTTCTAAGTCCGTACAGAATAGAAGCAATGATGGTCAAAATCACCACAGGACTCAGGAAGGCGGCAATGTTTTTGAAGTGGATTCCCTTTCGTTCTTCTGCTCCCAGAGGCGACAGCATATCTATGTATCCATCTTGATCCACTCCTGTGATAGTCTCAGCATGGTCAGCAATCATCAATAGTTCTCCTTTTCGCCTTGCCGCATTGAGAGATGTTCTGAGCATTCTCTTTCGAATTAATTCATCTGATGTTAGCCCATAGCTAGTCTGTAATTCTGCCTTTGATCTAGTGATCAGGACACTTGCAAAAGGAACTGGAGCAGGTACTCGACTGATGAGAGTGCCAATCTTATACCAAACATCATCCACCTTAAATAAAGGAACACGAGGGTCATCACACGGGATTACCAAAGATGTGCTATGGATAACATGTGTGATCGGATCCATAAATTCAGTCACATTCTTGTTGTTGACTAAGACTGGGATATCCGTGTAGCAACTGTTCTGTGGATTGATCTTGACGGGTAACCGATTGCAAGATAGTAAACCGATTGCTGCTCCTGATTTCACCATTCTCCATCCTCTGATTCCTAGTTGTTTATAAGCTGTTACGTCCGGATCTAACATCACACCATACAGAACGTCTCTGATCACTTTCTGCTCCAAGGCACACAATGAGGTTCTAATCTCTGTAGCTGATTTTTCCAAGCCTAGACTGGTTGTTACAAATAGTCCTTGGATCAGTGATTTGGCTTCAGAATGTAGTTCAACACCGATATATTCTGTCAGATTAGAGAAGTGTACATTTGTGTTTGGCACATAATACACAAACGGGACATTTGTGGTGACCACTTCAACATTGCATAGGGTGGATTGGGATGATAATGACAAACCGACACCCTTATCTTTGATTAAGAGTTGCTTTGATCCTGATTGATCCGCGACCAAAGTGAGGTTCCCTCTATAGATCTCTCGTAGAAAACAATCGGTTTTGGTGGTTTCTTCCCATATTGCTGTATACCCGGTAGAGGACTGACCCGAATGTTCTCCTTCAGTTTTATCCAGGAAATCCCCATCCACTGTGTATTCGGTCACATGAGCATCTAGACCAGACAGAAGCGTGACATTCTTGTAATCAAACCACACAAGGTATGTGTAGTAGTCAACATTCCCTGACCACGCTTTGCATAATCCATCATCTGTCAACTTAGTAGTGCTAGTATAGGCCTTGATTTCTCCTTGTGTCACTTGAATTCTCTTGGATTTATATGTTAACTGTCCTGTTTCGAATAGTTTCAGACACTCATGGGGTGAGAGCGGATCTCCTTCAAAACCCATAAGGTTGACTGGGTCCATTTTTGATTCAGCTACTATCATCCAATTACAGTAAACTTTCCTTCTTGCTTTTACTCGCTTGCACACTTTGGCAACAGACTCTTGCTGTAGAACTTGCTGTAAAACTAATCCTTCAACGGAAGACTCATTTAGAGTTGACTGTTCAGCCAGGCTGCAATCCGGTGTGGACAGAATGGAATTGAATCCACTGACTTGAGTATCCTCACAGTCGTAACCCTCCAATGACTCAGCACCTTGATTCACTATGGATAATATCAAGAGGATATGCAATCTCATTCTATTGTTTTTCTTAACGTGTTATCGAATTACTTCTTCCTGGCCATTAGCTTTGCTTTGATACGTTCTTGGAGAGCGAGCCGATCTTGTTCCTCCAAGGTCTTTGCCGCGGTATTGATCAGCCCTGTAGTAGGAGGAGGTCCCATAGCACCCAGATGAGGAGTGCTGTATCCTGATGCGGATGATAAGCTGGACATGGTTGACTTCCTGTTAGAAGGAGCTTTCACCATAACTTTAGCAACATCATCCATAGACATGTTGGACGCACGTTCAATCAATGCATTGACTTGGTCTGTCAGATGCTCGAATGACCCTGAATGACTGTCCAATGTCTCGCAGGTGCGCTGATACCAATGTTCCAAATCTCTCCTTGGTGCCTCATTGTTAGCTCTCATTTCCTCTACACTAGAATGCAGGTAATCAATGACAGGACCAACACATGTCACTAAAGAGTCGATTGCAACTGAGTCGGATAGATTTCGAGCGGCCAGTATTTCGTCTGGAGTTGCTCCTGCAACAATCGTTTCATCACTGAGCATTCTCTCTTTGAACTTGAGGAGAGCAAGCGAATTCTCAATTCTGGTAATTGTCACTGCCAGTTGATTCGGGGTCATGTCCTCAGGGACATGCTTCAGAAGCAAATCTGATGTGAAAGATGAGGGCACCTTGATGGCATGTGTTAGCCCATCGTTGATCCATTTGGTAATCAGTTTGTTGTCATCCTGACTCAATTCATGTTTCTGCTTGTTGAACACCTTCATTTCCTTATCAGAGATGCTATATGCAAAGATCTTATAATCCGCTGTCCTAACAGCTTTCACCGTTGGAGCTTCAGAATTTGGTGTGGCAGTCTTTGATTGTAAATCCGCTGCCATATCCGTCAGTTTCTGGGCTCTAGCAAATATCTTAGGGTACGGAAGAGGATTCGCTGATTTGTCCACGATTCGATCTGACTTTACGGCATAATCTTTGAGTGGCTTGTGCCGTGACTTCTTCTTCTCGGTATTGGACTGATCCACCGCAGTTTGGAGGTTCAGCTCCTCCATCTGTGAGTCTAGCTCTATCTCCATACCCCCATCTGGTATGATCTTGTCAATAGGGTACATCAATTCCCTTTTTGCTGAATCAGAATGCTCTTCATGATTTGATGATATTCTCGTCTTGACTTTAGGACTTTTTGCGGCTGGAGGTTGAGATTCTTTGTCCTCTTTTGTAATCTTATATAGGACTGTTGAGCTTTCTGAGTTTAAAGTTGCAACTTCATCCAAAATCGCTGCCTTAGTTTCAACTTCCGTGCGACTCTTCCTTTTAGTACCTAGTCTGCCAGGTGATTTGGAAGTGGAGGGCACCGGTGTTTGACGTGGAGGGGCCATCTGGGGTACCTCAGCCTGTAGATCGGCTGGACCAAATCCTTCCGATTCTACGAGTGGTCCCTCCGTTTTGCGTTTAGCACCCTTCTTGACTTGTTTGTCTTCCTTGATCTGGTCCAGTGTGCTCTTGAGTACATTAGCTCTCTTCCTCTTGTGCTGTGGGTCTGTCACTAGGTTCGACAGAGCAGCAGGCACAAATATCTTAAAATCTGTCAAGTGACAGTAATACTCTAGGTGCCTGGCAGTAAGCTTGTTGATGTTCACGCTTCCGAGGTTGGTCCCATTCCGCTTATGGAATTCTATTATAGCTTCGAAGAAGGATGCGCGACCAACCGCTTCGTCTTCGACCGTTTGGAATCCCTTGAGCCTGTTGCTGAATGTTTGAACGGACTCTGTATAGTCTTTGAAATCAGTCTTGTTTGTTAGTGTATCCAAAACGAACTTGGCTGTGTCGCTTTCCGGTGGTTTAGAAGGAGGAGCCATGGTTTCAATAATATCTAGTTTTTATTAACGTGTTTCTCAATTTCTTTTTTGTGATGTAATAGTTGGATATTATGCATTATGATTAATTAGTGAGCAAATACTGTAGAACTAATTGGAATGGTGTAGATGATTTGGCTTCGTTAGGATTCTGTAACTAGAATTTTGTCTTTATGATTTAGGATCTCAGGATCTGCATCCAAAAAGCGCCAGATGGATTCATCCCAACCAAGTGGGTCGCGATAGTGTATGCCATCTGGTCGATGACTGTGATGAGTTCACTTTGTTGAATCAGCGAGAGTTCGCGTACTGGAGTCATGCAGTTGATCAGCATGTGCAAAGAGTGATGCACTAGACTAGCATGATTGGTCTTCAAATCTTGATGCACTGTATTGGTTGTTTTGTCTGCCTCGATATCAATCACGGCATCTAATACCTGGAGAAACTCAATCAATGCGCGTAGATCAAAGCCTAATATCATCTTACTCTTACAAATCAGTGCCCATCTTGATGATATCAGAGCTACTGTCTCCTTAGATCTAAGTGTCTGTAAAAGGTCGGAATCATCCATCATAACTAAGAATTTTTTAACTTTATCTCATCTGTTTTTCTTAACAAAAAATCATAGATAGGATGATAATCATATTGTATCATTGACAGTCTAATATCCCAGTGGTCCGTCTATATGGATGATAGTCCTCAACCTTCTACTGAACCACCTGCTCGCACACGCTCAAGAGCGGCCAAGACATTCTCATAATGAGTTTTGTGCATTTCTATAGCGTCTTGAGGAGCATCCCGTTTCCATGCCTCATCCTGCTTCTCACACATGGCTCTTAATGCTGTGAACTTGTCCATGGTAGTTCTCCTTGCGTGTTTGAGAGCCCTGATGTCGTCTGGGTCTGTTGCCTCTTCGAGCAAGTCATTATACTCGTGTGCTTTGAGTTTCTGGCAGAACTCAATTCTACTAATAAGGAGAGTGTTCACCTTTTCCAAGTTCATGGTTCTTTCTTCCTCTAGGAGATATGTCTTGATAGAACTGGGATCATTAGATTTCAGGATCAGTCCTCGCACTACCTCTCTCCTCTCTACTGGGAGTTGTTTGAACCTGTTCTCAGCTATCTCCAAAGGAAGCTTCTTGATATATTCTGCAGACATCACAGAATCCTCGTTGGGAGTGTCTAGGAGAAGAGCTTCTACTAGGCGTTTGTTGTTAGGTACCATCTTTTCAATTATCCCATCCACTCGATACTTTTTGAAGTTTTCCAATTGGTCTGGAGATAGAGCTCGTCTGAAGACCTCAACTCCATAGTAACAGAGGTGTGGACAATTTGCAATGGTGAACGGAGCTGGGATAGGGTCCACGCATCCAGTGTAAGGACAATTCACCAATTCGTTCTTCAATTTCCTCAACTCATTGGCCTCTGCCTGGAGAAAGTCGGGTGTGAACTGCCACACGTATTGAAGCGGAGTCAGTCCTGCTAGAGCGAATCTGATCGTCGTTGACTGTAGGAACTCCGCAACCAAGCGCAGTTGCGTGTATAGGGCAGATGAGAACTCATCCAGATGGAAAGCACGTGCAACCTCTGGGACAGGAAGCAGTGCAGATCTTGAAGCTGTGGAGTCCGAACTGTTTGTGGACAGGACGGCCACTGCGACTCCGACGATCTCGGCTGCAATACCGTTAGGGAGTCCAACTTTGAATTGACATTTTGTCATGAAATCTGCAACGTCTGATTCGGTTATTGCTTCTTCTCCTAGGGCAGCTTTGCAAGCAGATAATCTCTTCGCTATCTGACTTGGGGCGTTCTCTCTGATGGTATAGCAACATCCCAAAATATATGTAGCTATTGCTATCTGATAGTCTTTAGGCTGAATTACATCAGGGTCCTGGATGTGCCACTTAGACTTGGCATACTCAAAGTCTCGATTGTCCGCATACTTACACACAGCCTTTGCTGTGAACTTGAATACGTTGGCGTAAGCAGAGTAGAACTTAGTGATATGGGGAATTTCAGTGCCTTCAAGGAGCTGGTATAACTGGGAAGTTGTGCAGCTGATCACAATAGGTTTGCTTTCGCGTGGTATTATGATCCCGGGAAAGGCCGGATGCAATCCCAGTCCAGGGCGTTCCTTAGGTTCGAGAAAATGGGCCATTCGAGGATTAGCATTGATCTGGAAGAGGGCTTGTTTTTCATAGACGGCAGGTATCACGCTGATCATAATCGCCTGAATTGCCGCAGAATTAGCTGTGGGTGCAAATCCATCTGCTTCCGTGTTCGCTGGGACCCATCTGGGGCCTTGGTCCATGTTGATGTCATCGTCATCAGGTGCGGGAGCAGCTTCCGTTAGTTGCCAGCTATAATCAACCCATCCCACGGGGCGACGAACACCTCGAGCAGCTAGATTGAATTCCGAGTATGGAATGGGATGGTTCAAGATAAGTGTCAATGATCCATAGAGGGTAGGATCATCCACAGTGTTGGATACTGGGAAGATTTCCTCGTTGCAAGGAACTACAGCTGACCCCGCACCAGTTTGTAGATAGTGCACTATCCCCCCAATGTGTGCACCCAAGACATTGTCGAACGCTGTCTTGCTCCCAGGACTGTAAGGAGTGTATCCAGTCTCCCGAACCAGATCGATGATCTCATTTGCTGGATCCTCGCCAGTCATCTCCTTCAGAATTGCTTGGAACAGGGCTAAGTTGTTGTATTCAGCATCCAGCTCCCTCCAGCCTCTGCTCACAAACCCAGCTGTACAGTCTCCTACTCGCAGATGGTCGTCTGCCATGATCTTACTGTGTATCACGATCTTCTAAACTGTACGGAAAAGAATATTTTTAACTTGTTTCTCAACTTAATTCTTTTGCTTTAGCCGAGAGATATTCTCAGCCGTGATAAACTAAAGTATCACAATTCAACAATATTATTGTTT